TATTTTATCGTATACCCAATCTTTAGAAAACATTTTTGCATCTACCATATCACGGGCAGTATTGAGTTTTTCTGACAAAATTCTAACCCGTTCCTCTTCAAAAATTGTAGATGGATTAGTCAACTTCAAACTAAAATCAACCAACTTTGCATCGGTGTATCCTTGTGAATACAAATGAACTATAGCAATTTTAGTAAGTTCACTTACGGTAATTCGTTGCACTCTTTCAATTGTTCGTGCAAACCTGATATCCTCTGCCGCTAAAGTTGCTTTACCTGTTATACTTTCATCATATCCTAAAAATGCTTTTGGTACTTTAAGTGCAGCCATCATTTTGTTTTTAACATATTCGATATCTTCAGTTCCATCGTAAGTCATAGCACCCAAATTTTCAATTCGCGTGCCACTGTCACCACCACGAACCGGCATAAAGAAATCTTCAGTCATGTTTTGTAAATTAAACTTAAGATTATAGTCACCCGTTTGTTCATCAACGAATGGAACTTTTTTCATTTTATTGATAACCTTTTGCATAAAGTTATCAACTTCGTTTGGTGGAATATTACCAATATCAATATAAAACATTCTCTTTTCAGGAGCTCTCATTATTCTGTGAATGAGCATCGCATCTTCCATAAGTTGAAGTTGTTTCCAACCTCTCCGTGCCGCCTCTACCATACTTTTTCCGTAAGGAAGATAGTTAGTGTCACCCAACAATCTAAAGTGTGCAATTTCATAATTATCATATTGGGCTTTAGTTGCACCTTCTTGTTTGAACATTACGAGTTGTGGATTATTAGGGTCCAGATCTTCTATGCGAGTCATTTCGTAGGTTGATATTGGTTTAACATTCAATACTCCATATTCGGGTTCAATTTCTAAATGCAGATAAAAATCCCCATATTTACACATATTACGAATCCACCCCCATAAATTAAATTCGACATTCAATATATCATAAAATAAATTTTCAAGAATACCTTTAACATTTGAGTCGGAACTTGAAATTTTTAAAATTTCACCAAACTCACTTTTTGTAGTAGATTCATCAGCATAAATGTCCAACGCACTTGAAAGAATAGGATCTGTGTCCATTAATTCATAATCACTAAACAATTCTAATCTAGCCGCTTGAAATCCTATATTATTAAATCCACTTGAATAATCACTATACATCGTGTGCATCCGTTGATACTTATCACGTGTTCGTTTTGAATATTGTAAATTATCAGTATCTGCTACTTTTAGTTTCTTACCACCTACATTACGAACAACTACTCCACTTGAGAAAAGTCGTTTTAATGCACCGAAGAATTTGTTTTGTTTTGTTGGGTCGTCTGCCATAATATGAATTTATAAGTGTATGATTGTATGAAATATATATGTATATGTCAACTAATATATATTATTGTAACTCACTTGCAGCCCCAATGATATCCCCACCATCAAATCCTTGAAATGGTCCTAGTGGGTTTTTTTCTTTTTCCAAGCGATCAATATTTTTTTCACCAGAATACAAAACATATTCAACCGTATCATCTACAATCAAAATCAACACACTTATATTCCATCCCGTTGTATGAATCGTTTTTCTAAAATTAAGCATATCTAAAAGTACACTTCCTTCTCGTTTGTTTTTAAGTCTTTCCAAATTTATTTCATATGCTAGTCCATTTTCACGTGATGCAAGCATTTTTAATACACCCGCAGGTAGTTCTATTTTATTAAACAAAGTAAATCTAGATGGACTATCCAATTTAAACTTACTCATAACATCAAGATATGTTAAACGTTTTACATTTGGTATATTTTCTAAATCAAGTCCCATCTTAACAAGATCGGAGTATGATGTCTTACCCACTACAATCTCATTAACAACAACCTCCACTTCGTTATATGTATCATACAAAGACTCCGTGTACACTCCCCTAGTAGGTAGCAACGATTGTGTTGTACAACCTCCTGTTAGTAATAATAGACCCGTGAGGGTGAGTATAATCGGCGTTTTCTTCATATTATTGTCTCCTGATGATTTTTTGTTTATTTAAGCAACCAGTCTAAATTTTCCGTTCCCCCATGTGGATTCTTCATTTCATACGGGTTTGATTGTAATCCAGAATTCCTATAGTTTGCACCCGCGTTCATGTTTGTGGTACTTCCCATATAGTCAAATAATGATTTTTGTGTTTCTATGTTCTCCGACCTAAACCTCAGAGCCGTGTCACGGACCCACAATGCAATACACAAACTCATAACAAGGTCATCGTTGTATCCTTGCATGGCCTCTGCCCGTTGGCCCGTCCAGATGAATGTAAATAACTCTTCCATAGTTCGTTCGGATAATATCTCCACTTCTTTTTCACGTAGATAACTCTCCATTTTACTTATTATCAAAGGTCGTGTTTTTATGGAAGTGGTGAATCCAGGAACTTGATTTTTTTCTTGCCTATTTAATTTATTGGTATGCTGAGTAAATTCATCTATGTATTGATAATCTCGTTGTGTGTAGTATAAATTAGTGTATCCTTTGTCTATAATCTGTTGAAGTACCGCCCACCCAATATTCGCATTTTCAACTACAAGCAATGCACCGTTGAATTCACTTGCAACCGCTACTAGCAAATTTCCAAAGTCTTTGGTTTCCACCTCTCCTTTGAATTCAGCAACTTGTCGTACATTTTCCACGTCAAATACATGAAAGGCACTTTTGTCTCGTCCGTCACCCCTTGCAACATCGGCGGCAATTACATAATCCTTGGTGTGATTTGGATATTCCCATATCCAATATTCTTTATTTGCTCCCCGTTTTTCAATAGGGTCTCTTATTAAATTTTCTTTATACCATTCAATCAAAGTTGCATCTACCACAGAACGACCACTGCTTATAAAATCGCAATCACACTCTTGCTCTGCTTCTTTTTCTCCAAGTAGTTTAGTCTGAGCATCTCTCCACGTTTGATCTCGGTCTGGATGTAAATTCCAATGAAGTTTAATCGGATTAAATTCGTTTGATCCGTCCATCGAACCTACCCAGGTTTTGTGGAAAAAGTTACCAATTCCGTTTGGAGTTGAAAGAAGAATAGAACAACCACCTGTTGTAATCGTTGATTGTGATGCAGTCCATATATCTTCCATATTCTGAATAAACGCACACTCGTCCACAATAAGTAAACTCAAAGATGACGAACGAGAAGCATCTGCGGTTGCAGGAGCGGCCCGAATACTGCTTCCGTTTTTAAATTTCATACTGAGTTTATTTTTTTCAGTACTCTCACTTCGCAACCAACTTGGTAAATTCTCAGACATATGAGTTACCTTAGTAACAACATTCTTTGCAGTTTCTTGGTTAATAGCAATACATAAAATAGATTTGTCTGTGAAAAATGTCATTAACCACAACGCATATCCAGATACTAATGTAGAAATTCCCATTTGCCTTGCCTTGAGAACTATATTGAATTGTTCGTCACGAAAACTTTCTAATGTTTTATCTTGGAAATCGTACAAAGCAAATGGAATTGTACCCAACGTCGGATGTTGAATTTTGCAGTACTTTTTCATAAAGTACGAAGGTGATTTCAAACACTCAGTATATTCCTGTTTTATTATTTCCCGTAAGGGCATTTTCTGTCCGTCTGCCATTAAGGATAAATATATATGTATTTAATTTTCTATAATATAAAAAGTTTCAAGGTATCGTTGAAACTTTTAAAATTTTATATCAACAAACTCTTCAAGTTCTTTTTCAATTCCACCAATTCTATCTTCAACTTCTTTAATATCCGAGTTTAAATCATCCATCAACTTACCCTTTTCCGGAATATTCCACTTCTCTAAAGAACCGTCTTCATTCAAAAATTGTGGGTCAGTTTGAATATAATGCTTTGATTCTGCCATTTTAATTTTGGCATCTAGTAAAAAACTTTTCTCATTTTCAAGCATAGTCTTTTTTTCATACGCATCGTAATTTCCTTCTTCTTTTAACTTCTGCTCTTTTTCCTGCACACAGTCAAAACACAACCCTTTCATTGCTACCATTCTTTTATCTAAAAACTTGGTGGTATCGCAAGTGCAAACTTCGTTAGGGCAATTTGGTGCTGATCGCGATAGTTTTCTGATTTTGTCCATTACCGTTTCGGTCCTTGCTTTCGTATTTGCTCCGACCTGTTTCCATTCTTTTCCGTCCTTGTCAGTCCAAACTTCACCCGGTTGACGAATTACGAGTTCTTCAACTTCTCCTTCATACCCATGAACTTTGGGTATGTCTTCACCTTTAAATAATTTTTTAGAACGCTTTATAACATACTTTAAATCTTCTTTATCCATTTTAGCCATAACTTTATTATTCCATTCTTTTAGTGTTTTGTCAAATACTATGATAACTTTTTTAAATTTAATATACATTCTTCAAGGAAAATATTTATTAAAAAGTTTTCATATTTAGTTCTGTGTTTTTTTCTTTGTAAATCGGATAGATCATATTGCATAAAATATAACTTGTTACAACACTCTTCTTTTTTTCTGAATCTATCTGAGATTGCTTTTATTATATTGCAAACAGATGCATATTGTTCACCGTAACCATACAAATAATAAGCACACAACGATGCGTTTTTTGCTTCATCGTTAACTGCGTCAACGAACCCACGATCAAGATATGTTATTTGACGTGGAAGAATTGCACGGTGTGATGTTCTGAACCGATTTGATGTATCGCAGACAACTCGGTCTATTTCCATCTCATCCAAATAAATGTTACCATTTAACTTGATCATATTACACCAACCTACACAACAATCGTATATGTTCCTTGTTTTGATACAAAGTTTGATTTTACCATAACGGTCATCACCACAAACATAAGATTGTACGAAGACTTCTCTTGAAGGATTCCGATCAAATTTAATGCACTTTTTTTATCTTTTACATGGATATAATCACCCACATCAATTCTATCAAACAACAATGCTTTTGATATAGCAGGTATTGCTTTATCGGCAACATCCATTATATCCTTTTCAGATATTTGAGTATGATCGTGCCTTGATTGACGATCACCTGCGTGTTTTGTTTTATTGATCTGAACAGAAATGGTTACTTTGTCACTTACCGTTCCGATAACTGCATCCATGAGTTTAATCATACTTACCTTTTTTAAAATCTTTTCTATCGTATGCTTTTTTACTTTTCATAGGTCTACTTTTGGGCATTGTTGACTTACGTACTTTCTCGTATGCATCCATTTTTGAAATTGGGGTTTTCTTTTTAGATTTACTCTCAGTTTGTTTAGTTATACGAAATTTTAATAAAGGTTTTTTGTTGATAGTTATGTCGCCCTTTTCGTTTTTACCTATGCTTTTTACAACGATCTTTTTGTTTTTAAATTTTCCACCAAGAATCGTATCACCGATTTCAATTGGTACTTTAATTATCTCAAGGAATTGTTCGTGACTCTCGGACAACTTTTTAATTTTGTGTAATAACATCTTGATGTATTCTTTCTTGCCACCACGTCCTTTGAAATATGGACTCTGATCACTAAGTAATTGTGCTATATCCAACATACTTTTCAAACTTTTCAAA